CCATGGCGCGCAGGTCCCAAGGTTTCAGGACCCGGTTTTCTGTCAACGTCGGTGCGCACAACATGAACGTGCTGCAGACCGGCTCCAAGTTTGAAGCGCTCTCCGCCGAGGGCTCGACCCTTGATGGTCTGAACATTCACTTTGGCTGCATTGATGAGTTGCACGCCCACAAGACCCGCACCGTCTATGACGTGGTGGAGACCGGCACTGGCAAGCGAGACAACTCGCTCCTTTGGGTGATCACCACTGCGGGCAGCAACCGCTCAGGCATTTGCTACGAAGTCCGGACCTTTGTGACCCGGCTGCTTGATGGCGTGTTCGAGGACGAGAGCCAGTTTGGCATCGTCTATGGCCTAGATGACGGGGATGACTGGACCCAAGAAGACTCGCTGATCAAGGCCAACCCGAACTGGGGCATCTCGGTGCGCCCAGAGATCCTGGGACCCCTGCAGGCCAAGGCCATGCAGTTGCCCAGTGCGATGAACAACTTTAAGACCAAGCACTTGAACGAGTGGGTCAACGCTTACACCGCATGGATGGACATGCGATCTTGGGATCGTTGCGCCGATCAGGACTTGGACATCGAAGCCTTTGTAGGCCAGCCCTGCTGGATTGGCCTGGACCTGGCCAGCAAAACGGACATTGCCGCCTTGGTGACGGTCTTTGCCCATCCCGACATACCAGACGCATTCGCAGTCTTTGGCAAGTACTACCTGCCGGAAGACACGGTCAACGCCAACGGCAACAGCCAGTACCCCGGCTGGATGCACACCGGACGCCTGACGGTGACGCCGGGCAACGTGATCGATTTCAGCTGGATTGAAGCTGATCTGAATGATTTGTCCTCTCGCTTTGCGGTGCAGGCCGTCGCCTTTGACCCGTTTCAGGCCACGCAACTCTCGACCCGGATGATGAGTGAGGGTCTGCCCATGATTGAGGTGCGTCCCACTGTGCTGAATTTCTCCGAGCCGATGAAAACGTTAGAGGCCCTGGTGCTGCAAAAGAAATTGGTTCACGACGGCGACCCGGTGCTGGGCTGGATGGTCAGCAACGTGGTGGCCCACCTGGACGCCAAAGACAACATTTACCCACGCAAGGAGCGAGCAGAAAACAAGATCGACGGCATCGTCGCACTGATCATGGCGCTGTCGCGCGCTTTTCTACCGGGTGACTCGGTGGTGCTGGGATCCGATTACGAACTCATGCTGCTCTGAACTGATGGGATTTTTAAACATCTTTGATCGCCTGCGCAAATCAAGCGGTCCCAGCGCATCGTCTGGGGATCGCAGTCCTTGGGGTGATTTCTTTTTTGAGTCTGCTTCTGTACGCTCGGGCAGCGGCATGCGCGTCTCGGCCGATGGTGCTTTGCGCTTGGCTGCCGTTTATGCGTGCGTGCGCATCCTGTCGGAGACCATGGCTTCGCTGCCCTTGGTTATTTACCAGCGCCGCCCCGATGGCGGCAAAGACCGAGTCACGGACCACTGGCTCTACCGCTTGATGGGCAAGCGCCCAAACCGGTTTCAAAACCCGTTTGAGTGGCGCGAGATGCTGCAAGGCCACATGGTGTTGCGAGGCAACGCCTACAACCAGATCATCACCAACGCGCGCGGCGAGATCACCGAGTTGATGCCAATCCATCCGGACCGGGTCAAGATCGAGTTGCTGCCCTCCGGTGAATACCGCTACCGCGTCACCGACCGCTCAGGCACCGTGGTGATCATGCCGAGGGGCGATGTGTGGCACCTGCGCGGCTTCTCTTCTGACGGGTTGATGGGCATGAGCCCGATTGAGTTGGCACGAGAAAGTTTGGGGATGGCACTGGCCGCCCAGGACTACGGTGCGCGCTTCTTTGCAAATGACGCCAAGCCAACGGGTGGCTGGATCGAGTTTCCGGGCTCCTTCAAGGACACCGAGGCCAAGAAAGTGTTTCGGGAGTCGTACCAGCAGGCGCAGTCTGGCCCCAATCGCGGCAAAGTACTCGTGCTGGAAAACGGCATGAAGTTCCACGAAGTAGGCGTGACCAACAAGGACGCCCAATTTCTGGAGCTTCGCAAGTTCCAGATCACCGACATTGCGCGGCTCTTTCGGGTGCCGCCGCACATGATCGCGGACTTGGAGCGCGCCACGTTTTCGAACATCGAGCAGCAAAGCCTGGAGTTTGTCATGCACACCATGACGCCCTGGGCCGAACGCTGGGAAGCAAGCATCGAGTCAGAGCTGCTGCTCGAGGGCGATGACATCGAGATTGAATTTGATTTTGCCAACCTGATGCGCGGTGATGCAGCGAGCCGCTCAAGCTACTACCAAAGTGGGATTCAGAACGGCTGGCTCACCCGCAACGAGGCGCGTGTTTCAGAAAACCTCAATCCGATTGACGGGCTGGACCAGCCTTTGAGGCCGCTCAACATGGTGGAAGAGGGCGCTGCTGAGGAATTGGAAACCCATTCACAGGTGCAAGGTGTTCAAGGCGCAAAGTCACCGGCGCAAGCAGTGAACGAGTCCAGGGCGGTTGCAAATACGAACCGATTCGCGGCGCTAGTTCAAACGACCGCTGAGCGACTTGCTCGCCGAATTGGCCGATCAGGTCACTTGGCAGACAAAGACATCTTGCTGATCTCACAAGCACTGGCAGTCCCGCTAGAGCGGGTTCAGCTTTGGGCAAAAAGTCAATCACACGAGCCGCTGGATCAGAAGCGGCTCACCCAATCACTTATCTCACTCGGACTGAATGTATGAAAAACCAACTTCTGGTTGCCGAATTTCTGGCAACCCCCTGGGCCTTGATGCCTGAGCGCTTGAGTGCGCTAGCGTCAGTTGTTTCGCGCTGGTCGCAAGGGTCCCCGGCAAGTGACGCTGCAATGTTTCAGGTCCAAACCGACCGTGTTCTGAGAGACACCCGCAAACAGACCTCGGCCGCTATATCGGCCGCTACCTTGGGCGGTGGCATTGCCGTCATTCCCCTTTACGGCGTTATTACCCAGCGCGGCAATATGGTCGATGATGTCTCCGGTCCTGGCATGGTCAGTACCCAAATCGTCACCCAAATGCTCAGACAAGCCATTGCTGATGATGCGGTCAGTCAGATCTTGTTGGACATAGACAGCCCTGGCGGCAGCGTGTACGGGGTCTCTGAACTGGGGGACGCCATTTTGAGCGCCCGCGCGCAAAAGCCAGTGGTGGCCATCGCCAACAGTCTGGCGGCTTCTGCCGCTTACTGGGTTGGCTCCCAAGCCAGCGAGTTCTATGTCACCGCTGGCGGCGAAGTGGGCTCCATTGGCGTGTGGCAGGCGCACCAGGACTACAGCAAAGCCATGGATGAGGCAGGCGTTAAAACCACGCTCATATCGGCGGGAAAGTTCAAAGTGGAAGGAAATCCTTACGCTCCGCTCAGCGAGGAAGCGCAGGGCTTTATGCAGTCCCGCGTGGATGATTACTTCCAGGCATTTACCAAAGCCATCGCAAAGGGTCGAAATCTCTCGATCTCGCAGGTCCGAGAAGGCATGGGTCAAGGCCGGGTGTTGGGCGCAGACGCAGCTTTGGCGCAAAACATGGTCGACGGCATTGCCAGCTTTGATCAGGTCTTGAGCAAGATGCAAAAAAACGCTTCCATGAACGCTAAGTTAAATGTCAAGTCCAGCCCTGCTGCCAAGCCCAAAACCTCACGTTTGAGCCAAGCCCGGTCAGAACTTGATTTTCTGTAATTTGGACTGCCGAGGAGCCGCTCCGTTGAACGCCTCCAGTCCAAACGGCGACCCTTAGGTCGCAACTTTATGCGCGACTAGTTTGCGCAACTTTCAAACCCTGTTCTATCCCGCCGCCCAAGAGGTGGCTTTTTTACATCTGGAGAAACCCAAATGAGTAAGCAATTACGCGAGCTTCAAGCTCGCAAGTCTGATCTTGTCAAAGAGGCGCGGGCCTTGACCGATATCGCAGCACAAGAAAACCGTGATCTGTCGGACGAGGATGTCATCAAATTCAACGCCCTTAAAAGCCGAATCGAAGCGACTTCAGCTGCGATTGATCGCGAGTCGGCCTTGATTTCTGAAGAGGTGCAGATGGGCACGCATTTCGGTTCAGGCTTGGGCTCAGGCTCAGGTTCAGGTTCAGGCTCGAGCTTAGGTGCAGGCTATAGCGGTATGTTGGTGAGCGACAACCGCGAGCTCGATTCGAAACACGGCTTTCACAGTCTGGGTGACTTTCTGCAAAACGTCTGTCAAGCGCAAAAGCACGGCAATGCGCTGGACGAGCGTTTGTTGATCGGCACAGGCCGCGCTGCTGCGCTGCCGAACAGCTTTGGTAGCGAAGGCTCGGCGCAAGACGGCGGATTTTTAGTGCCGCCCCAATTTGCGCAGGAGATCTTTCAACTCTCGCTGGGTGAGGACTCGCTCCTACCGATGACCGACAACGTCGAGATCAGTGGCAACACCATGGCGTTTCCCAAAGACGAGACCACCCCTTGGGGCACCAATGGCATCCGGGCTTACTGGCAAGGTGAGGCGAGCTCTGCTGTGGCCAGTAAACCGGTGCTCGGCTTGGCCACGCTGCGCCTTAAAAAGTTGATGGCCTTGGTGCCCGCAACCGATGAGTTGCTGGACGACTCCAACGCGCTGTCGAGCTACTTGCCCGACAAGATCGCCACCTCCATTCGCTGGAAAACCAATGAGTCCATATTGTTCGGCTCCGGCACCGGCGTTCCGGTCGGCTGCATGGGTGCCAGCACCACGGTGACGGTGGCCAAAGAAAGCGGCCAGGCAACGCAAACCCTGCAAGCGCAGAACTTAGCCAAGATGATCGCCCGCTTGCCGCCGGGCAGCTTTGCCAAAGCGGTCTGGATCGTCAACAACGACGTGCTCCCAGCATTGTTCACCCTGACCTTGGGCAACTACCCGATCTACCTGCCCACCGGCATCAATGTCGGCGGGATTCAAGTCTCGCCCTACGGCACCTTGCTGGGGCGCCCGGTGTTTGTCTCCCAGCACGCCAACACCTTCTCCAGCCAAGGCGATGTGTTACTGGTCGATTTGTCCTACTACCAAACCATCACCAAGGCAGGCGGCATGCAGACGGCGACCAGCATGCACCTGTACTTCGATGCAGACCTGACGGCGTTTCGGACCACTTTCCGCATGGACGGCCAATCCAAGATCGCCGCCCCAATAGCACCGGCCAAGGGCAGCACCACGCTTTCGCCCTTCATCCAGCTTGGCGCGCGTTGATTCGCGCCCGCACCCAAAAACCAGCCCGAAGCACCTAGGAGAAAAATCATGTTTCCCAACTCAAAAGCCAGCGAGATGCTCGCCATTCTCGCCACCATCGATCCGGCCTCCCAAGCGGTAGGCATGATTAGCACCGGCTGGATCTCGGGGGCCAACCACCACGGCTTGCTCGCAGTGATCCAAACCGGCGTGCTCGGCACCTCGGCCACGGTGGACGCCAAACTGCAGCAGGCCGTAGACAGCGCGGGCACCAGTGCCAAAGACATCGGCGGCAAAGCGATCACCCAGATCGTCAAAGCCACGGGTGACAACAAGCAGGCGCTGATCAACGTCAAACCCGAAGAACTCGATACTGTTAACGGCTTTGGCTTCATTCGGGTCACCCTGGCGGTGGGTGTGGCGGCCAGCGTCACCTCGGCCCAGTTGCTTGGGGTCAACCCCCGCTATGCACCGGCAGACGTTAGTAATCAAGCTGCTGTGGTTCAGGTGATCTAAATGCCATTGCAACTCGCCGCCCCATCTTCAGAGGAGCCGGTGTCCCTGTGGGAAGCCAAACTCCATCTGCGGGTGGACTTTGACGAGGATGACACGCTCATTGCGTCCCTCATCACGGCGGCCCGGCAAGCGGCTGAAACCTTGACCGGCAGGCAGTTTGTGACTGCCCGCTGGAAGATGGTTTTAGACGGCTTTCCCGGCCCCAGTCTGATGGGCGTTCCTGCGGGTCAATCTTTTAGTTTGCCGGGGCACGCCGTGCTCCTGCCCAAGTGTCCAGTGCAGTCGGTGATTGCCATCAACTACCTAGACATGGGCGGCGCGCTGCAAACGATGCCCGCTTCGAGCTATACGGTGGACGCGGCTTGTGAGCCTGCGCGCATCACCCCGGTGTTTGGTCAGATCTGGCCACCTACCTTGCCGCAGATCGGCTCGGTTGGCGTGATTTTTGATGCTGGTTATGGATCCGCAAGCGATGTGCCTGCCGGGATCAAGAGTTGGATCAAGTTGCGCGTGGGAAGTCTTTACAGCCACCGAGAAGAAATGGCCACGCTTTCCCGGGGGCGCATTGACCCATTGCCGTTCGTTGATGGTTTATTGGATGGTTACCGGGTGAGCGTCATATGACCGCGATCAGCGCAGGGCAGCTCAATCGCCGCATTCAGATTCAAATTCCTACGGTGACCAAAGACTCCCTTGGTGCGCCTGTGCAGGCTTGGGAGCATTTGGCAACGCTGTGGTCAGACATTCAGCCGATATCAGGCCGTGAGGCGCGCATCGCTGATCGTGTTGCGGCTGAGGTCACCCACCAGATCACTGTGAGGTACCAGCCTGCTTTTGACGACCCTAAAAAAGTGGCTCAGATGCGGGTTTTGTATCGGGGAAGAGTTTTTTCGATCCATGGCGCGCTCAATGATGACGAGGCCAACGTCGCTGTCATATTGCTCGCGACTGAGGGACTGCGGGATGGCTAAGACTCAAACAGTTCACATCGAAGGCCTAGCAGAACTCGATCGCGCGCTTAGGGAGTTGCCCATTCGCATTGCCAACCGAGGTCTGAGAGCTTCAGTCTACGCGGGCGCAAAAGTCATTCGTGATGAAGCCCGGGCTCGGGCACCTAAGGCTGCGCAGTCTCTGGGACCCAAGCAGCCGCCTCCTGGAACGCTCAAACGGTCGGTGATCATGAAGCACATTCGGGAGCTTTCCAGTGGTGGCCGTCAAACGTTTTA